CCGGCAGGAAGTACGCATAGTCATTCTGAGTTGCTGTCAGGTTTTTATTCATTACTTAGATTGTGATGGTAGGATGTAATTGTATTCTGCAACACCACTGTCTACTGTGATCTGCATTGCACCTTGATCACTAATCTTCATAGTAATCTCACCGTCAAGGTTAAGAATACTTTGTACTTGACTAACTGGCCATGCCCATGTGTGCTTTAGTTTGCCAGTCACGTTTGGATGGAATACAAAACTACCTGCGTGTGTGCTTGCATCACCGAAGAAGAATACTAGATTACTGTTTTCTGTACGAACTTGGAAAACTGTTTCTTCGTTATTGGCCGCGGCCTGCAATTTTAAACGCTGAATAGCAGTAATGCTAGGCTTGCATTCTACATCCCATGTGGCGCCTTTGAACTTAACGGTCTTTAACTTTTCGTTAATAATCTCGCTATTCATAAAGCGATAGTCATTCTGGAAGTCACTTGCTTGATTTTCAAAGTGTAAGCCAGTAGGAACATCGACGCCATTGCGTTGTGCCTTTGTTACATTAATCTGTGCGTTCTCTTTGTACTCTGGGTTCTTCAAGTGAAGATTTAACTTGTCTAAGTTTGGCATACCAAATGTTCCGTCAAATTCACTTACTGGTGTATGTGCGTTAGCAGTCACAACAACTGAGCGATCTTCTGCCATTGATTCGATTGTAGTTGAATCTTTTGCGCCTGTAATCTTTACAAGTGGTAAAAAGCCTAGTGAATGTGTATGTGCTACGATGTCTGTTAAAATGTCCTTAATCATATGATTCTCCTTAGTTATATTGTATATAGATTAAAATGTAAAGTCAACCTTTTAGAACTCAAACAATGAGTTAAAAGTATTCTTTTCTTCCGTGCTCTTAATGTCCCAACCTAGAACACCAATTAAGTTTTCTAGCTTGTTGTCGATAATTGTCTGTTCCATTTCTGCATCATCAAATGGAAGTTCCATAAACCATTTAGGTAAACGTAACTCGTCGACTGGATATGCTACTGACGTAAAACCAATTGGGTTCGGTTTAAGTTTACAAACAATAACTTTTTGTCCGTCTGTAATCTGCATTGAATACTTGTCGCCATTCATTCGACGCAGAGTGTTCCAGTTAATACTTGCTCGAACATGTCCCGGCATATTAGCTTTACCAGCTTTGGCTTCTTTGGCTTGATATTCCGTAATGTTATTAGCACGTTTCGGACTGCCTTTCTCCCAACCGGGTCTAGCTTTAAATTCTGCACGGAATTGAGTAATATGTTCTAATACTTCATCTTCAGTCCCGGCAGTTAGTACACGTTCAAGAATGTCACTTAAAAAGTTCTGGATAAATTCAGGTGTGTCACTGCGCTTCAAGTCTAAGCCCATAGCTTTGATCTTGCCCGGCTTGCCATCTACGTCTGTACGCTTGCCTTCTTTGTCATAATAAAGAACTGCATAACGCTTCTTAGTAATAAACAATCCCTTAATAGCAACAATTTCTCGACCAGCTTTAATAACCTCACCGCGTGTTTTTGGACAATGGAATGTATCTTCCATAAACTGTGGGAATGTTTTATTGACTTCGTCACCGATTTGGTCGTATAGCGCAATGACATTTTCTTTAGTCCATGGAATAGCACCGGAGTCAATGTCTTTCTTTAGCGTAGTATATCCGGAGAAGTAACATGAGTCAGTGTCACCATAGATAATAGCCTTACCTCTATAGTCAAATTCACCAGTGATAATCTCATTAACTTTGCCAGCCATATGTTTAACAATTTGACGCCCAGTTAATGTAGTTGACTGTCCGATGCGTTTGTCAAAGAAGCGACAACCAGCATTAAGAATAGCGCCGTATAGACTATTTAGGTTAATCTTCTTAACCAACTGACGTTTATCCCAGTATTCTTCTTCTACTTTGTTTTCTGCTTTGATAGAATCTTTAAGTTTAGCCTGCATCTCTTTACGTTCAGCATACCAACGCTTTAACAAGCCAGGAATAATACCTTCTTTTTCGTAAGTAAAGATAGTACCATTAGCACTTAACATCCAAGGTTGATTGCTATCAAAGATTAACTTGTAAACTTCGGCGGCAGAGTGTTCTGTGCTATTACCATCTTCCCAGTCGATAGTAATCATTTTATCAATACGCTGTTCCATAACAGCAGTATATTCCAATGATCCAAACATACCTTCCCATGCCGCGGCAAATGATTTCTTTTTAAGAGTCATTTGTTCATGAACATAAGCATCTGTGTATGTTTGACGCAACTGTCCAACGATCGTTTCAGGACCCATGTTAAGCGCACGAATCGCTGACGGATACAGTGAGTTAATGTCTAGTGAGCCAATCCACTCGTGAATGCCTTCTTTAGGATATGCAACATAAGCACCAGCGGCACTATTGTCTGCATCTTCATCACGTTTTTGTCTGTTAGGAACTTGAAAGCCTCTACGATGACATTCGTTAATAATAGCTTGTTCAGTTACAGCCACAGCACCCATAGTTGTCTGTAATAATACAGTACATTCGTGTGCTAGTGTATTAGCAAGGTCAATAAACTTTAGTTTGTCGTCTAGTTTGTTTAAGAGCAAAGTATCTTGTCTGTTATAAACAATAAACTTGTGGAAGTCATTGTTGTATAGTTGATCAAGTGTGCCTTCGTAAACAGTTTTGTTTTCGCCTACTTCCATTTCTCCGATTGCATCCAATCGATATGTGTGTCGCTCTTCGTATGTGTATTTGCGGTACAACTCGAGACTGTCCAAATGAACGCGACCATGAAAGTCATAGGTAACAGCTTGTTTCCCATATTTTTCGTACTCTCTTTTCTTAGGTAGTTGACCCCACAAGCAGAAGCGTTTGGTATCTTCTTTGCTTAGTACACGGGTTACTCGATTAACAGTATAAGGTACGTCATAGCCTTCACTGTTCCAACCGGAGATAATGTCTGCATCGTCGATCAAATCGAGGAATGTTTCCAACATATCTGCTTCGCTGTCAAACAAGTGTACATCTGGAATGTCGGATACTAATTTAACAGCATCGTCCATCTTCATGCCTTTAGGCGGCATTGCTAATGTAATCAACTTACCAAGCCATTTTAGGTAGACAGTAATCGCAGTGATTGGCATGAAAGCATCTTCTGGAGTGCTATAGCCACGTTCTGGATCAAAGTCTACCTCAATGTCGAAGAAGCAAATGTTTAACTTAGGTGCATCTTGATTTAGGTAATTTTCACTCAAGTGTACAAAGATCGGATTAATGTCGCTTTCGTACAGTTCTTTGTTTGAAGCAATAGAAACTTCTTTGCGGAAGTCTTTAGTGTTCTTGCATACTACCTTAGTAAGAGGATCACCATAGATACTAGTAAACTTGCCTCTAGGATCTGGGTAGTAAAATGTGTAGCGTACTGGGTGTTCTTTATAAACCCGTTCGCCTTTGCCGTTTCGCTCAACGACTTTAATTGTGTCATTCTCTCTGTCAAAGAGAGCATCTACATAGCTCATATATTATAGTTCTCCTATGCGATTTGTGGCTCGCAAATACCGATTGAGTCATTTATGGCTGACTAAACCTTACTGTTATGTATTAATTATCAACCGAGTGATAGCAATTACATCAATAGTGACTAATAGTAAGTAATTAGCAACCATTCCAGTACTCTTACGTGTCCAAGCCGCCCATGCAAAAATTGCACATTGGATAATGAACAGTGGGTATAAAATAAGGAATGGAGGATTAGGCAAAGTAATGCCCATCCATATTGCACATACAATACTCATGAACCAGGCAGTGATTTCAAGAACAAACCTTAAAGGCCATTCTCTAAAATCTTGTCTAGCCCAGTTGTATGTGTTAACGATCCAGTTCAATTATTTGTCCTTACCAACTGTGACGATCAATGTTTCGAGATCATCAAAGTCGCTGAATACGTCATTCCAGTTACCTTTGTGGGCAATGGAAATAGCTTTATTGATTAATGCAGGTTTAATTTCTAACTCTTCAGCAACTGCTTTAACAGTTTCTTTGAGTCCTTCTGACAGGCTTTCGATCTCATATTTGATCTGTACACCTTCGTTGATAAGTCTTTCTAGTTTGGCCTTTTCTTCTGGTCCATAGGTACGTGAGCCCATAACTTCTCCTTAGTAATAATGCCTTATTATATAGCCTTGCGTTGCATTAAGCAACATTCTTTAATCCAATATTTAGGATTTATACGCCGTATTTGTTTCTTTTAGGTTTAGCCACAGCACTAACTGTATTAGTAGTGTCCAATTCTTTACTTTTCATATCACCGTGATTTATATCTGTATACTTTGCACCCACAGCTTTAGCAGCCAGTTTGAACATTTCTTGTTCTACTTCAGTATATGGATGTACAGTTTTCTTTTTTCCGTACCAGCTTTTAGCATCGATATCTGGAAGACTTTTTCCATCTGTGCTAGCCATTGCTTGTCCTAACTTAAATGCAACATAGTCAGTATTTGCTTTTTCAACATCACCGTACACATTAATTCCGCGAGAAGATTGGCTTTGACGTTTAGTAATCTTGCCTACTTTTCGTTCGGTGATAAAGTCTTTTGCTCTCATAATATTATTTATCTTACAGTAGCTAGGCCTAATTTTTTGAATAAGCTAATATAAGCCCAACCAAGATCGAACTCCCACCACTTTTGACTGAACTTGGCATTAGCACCGTCTGCGTGATGATTGTTGTGCAGTTCCTCTCCGCCGATCCAGAATGCAAAAGGTATTAAATTGCGACTGGTATCTTTAGTATCCGTGTTGCGATAGCCCCACCAGTGTGCTAATCCATTTACTACACCAGCCGCCCAGAACGGGATCCATATCATTTGAACACCCCACACTAGTAATCCAATAGGGCCAAATAATACAAGATTTATAATCAACATTAGGAGAATCCCTAATCGACTGTGTGGAGTGTACACGTTTCGCTCTAGCCAATCGTCAGGAGTTCCTATGCCTAATTTTTCGACCATAGCTGTATCTTTGCTCGCTTTGTGATATAAAAATGCACCGCCAAATAATACACGCCAAATTCCGTAGACTTGTGGACTGTGCGGATCTGCCTCAGTATCGCTACCTTGATGATGCTTGCGATGTATTGCTACCCATTGTTTAGTAACCATGCCTGTTGTTAGCCATAGCCAAAAACGCATAAAATGATTAATTGCCGGGTGGAACGTAACTGCTTTGTGTGTTTGTCCTCTATGTAAAAATAGGGTAACACATAGGATAGTAATGTGTGTCATTACTAGGGTATATAATATTGTTGTCATAGTATTATATTTACCCAAAAGAAAATGCTCACTTTCGAGATTCCCGGTAGCGAATCGGGCCGTCTCGCGCCAGCAGCCGGCGCACACTTGAGTCAGTAACGAGTACTGGTCCTAAGGTAGTGTGTTCT